GTCGAAAAGAAATAATAACAAAAATCAAAGAAATAGTCGGAGAAACTACCGATGACATGGATGACTTCTAAAATCGATACACCAAACATTAGAATTCTTTTAAAAGATAGTGCAAATGAAGAAGATATAGAGTTATATGAAGAGATTTTATCAAAGTATCAATATGAAGTCAACACACTCAGAACCAAAGTTATTAAACAGCTTCGGTCGCTAGTAAAAGATGGAGTAGTACTTAACTAATGGCAGGTAAAAAACCGGGTAGATTTTCAAAAGAGGAAAATAAATTCCTTCGTGAAAATTACAAGACAATGACAGAAGACGATATGGCTGATGAGCTGAATCGTGAATACAAGACAATCAAAAAGCAATTGGCTAAACTTGGCTTAACACAAGACGCTGATGGTCAGATGGCATATGATGTAGAATTCGAGCTTGAGACTAGAAAATACTACGAAACTATTATGCAGCAATTCACAAAGTCTGAAAGAGAACATTTCAAAGACCAGTGGATTAGAACAATCAGTCAGTTCAACAATGACGTTCTACATACAGAAGAAATGCAGATTGTTGATATGATTAAGAGCGATATTTTGATGCAGCGTTGTTTAACAGAGCAGGCTGAAAACATGGAAATGATTGAGCAATGTAGAACAAGATTAAATGAACTTAGTAATATCTCTGAGCTATCCGACCAACAAAGATTAGAACGTGCTGAGCTGATGGATAATATCGCAGTTTGTTACGGCTCCCGCGATGCTGCAGGAAAGCAGTACTCAATCCACCAAAAAGAGAAGAATCAATTGGTTGATAAAATCAAGGGGGCGAGAATTGACCGTGTAAAAAAGATTGAGAATAGTAAGGAAACTTACAACACATGGTTGTCCAGATTGATTAACGACAAATCACTTCGTAAACGTATTGGCGAAGAAATGGAAAGATATAGATTAGCTGCAATAGATGAAAAAATCAAGTTGGCGGCTTATCACAAATACGAAGACGGTGAAATTGACCAAGTTTATCTAAGTCATGAAACAGTGAAAGAGGACCACACGTGTTAACAAATGACGATTTAGAAGATATTTTTGAACGTGTAAGAAAAGACTTTGTTGGGGAAATCTGGCATTGTGAAACTTACGCAATTCAGCCAGAGGAAAATTATGACGGAGAAGAAGCAGAAGATATTTAATTTGAACAACGATTACATTAATCCTAAAAATATAAATTTTACTTTTAAAGCTAATCAATATTTTGATGAAGTGATTAATGAAATGTTATCAAAAGAATTACAAAAGGAAACAGGATTTTACGAGGTTTATGGAATGCCAGTTAATGTAGGATATTACACAAATTCAAGTTTTACTACTATGCCAGAGATGACAATAGCTGATATGCCGACAGTGTCTCGTAAAGTAGCTATTATCTTTGGAGTGACAGGTCAAGACGGTAGTTATCTATCAGAAATATTATTAGACAAAGGATACACAGTCATTGGTGTTAAAAGACGTTCGAGCGTCAGTAACACACACAGAATTGACCACATTAAGAATGAAAAGTTTATAGTAGTAGAAGGTGACGTTACTGACACTCATTCAGTTGCCGAACTCGTCAGGGAACATAAGCCAACACATATTTACAACCTTGCTGCACAGTCTCATGTAGGCACCTCTTTCAAACAGCCAGTTGCAACTTGGGATTCAACTGCTACAGGTTGTGTCAATATTCTAAATGCGATTCTTACTGTAGATAAAACTATCAGATTCTATCAAGCAAGCACAAGTGAAATGTTTGGTAAAAATTACAGTGAGAATATTGTAACATCAGATTACTCTGTATCAACAGATAAAGATGGCAATCTTACCGAAAAGCATGAAACAATCACATACAGATATCAAGACGAAGAGACGGAGTTCATGCCTCAGTCTCCATATGCTGTAGCAAAATTGGCAGCACATCACATGGTAAGATTATATAGAGAATCATATGGCTTATTCGCGTGCTCAGGTATTCTATTCAATCACGAAAGTCCTAGACGCGGTGAGAACTTCGTTACAAGAAAAATTACAAAGTACGTTGCGAAAGTTGTCAATTTTCTGACTGAGATTGATAAGCTAGGAGTGTATGAAGATTACACTTCTGAGCGTGATGTTAATGGACATTTTCATATTGTAAATAAATGCGACGAGCAAGCTATTGAATGGTGCAAAGAAAAATTTGGAGCACTAGAACTTGGTAATTTAGACGCAAAACGGGACTGGGGATTTGCTAGGGATTATTGTGAAGGAATGGTCAGCATCCTAGAACATGACAAGGCGGATGACTTTGTACTTGCAACTGGAGAAACACACAGCGTAAGAGACTTACTTCGTGAAGCGTTTGGGGCTTATGAACTAGATTATGAAGATTTTGTTGTAATCAATCCAGAATTTATAAGACCAGCAGAAGTTGATTTCTTAAAAGGTAACTCTACCAAAGCAAATGAGATTCTTGGATGGAAACCTACAACAAACTTCAGACAATTAGTTAATATTATGGTTGAATCAGATAGGGGTTATGAGAGGGAAAAAGCGTACAACGCGTAAAAAACGTATCGGTAAGATAGGCCATCGGCATCTTAGTTACGTTCAGAACTCTTACAGAAATAAAGGTAATAGAGATTACAATTCTCCAGAATACCGTGCTTTCCGTGCAGCAGTAAAGAAGCGTGATGGCAATAAATGCCAAATGCCTAATTGTACTTCTGGTAAAGCAATCAAGGTGCATCACATCATCAGATGGGCAGACGCACCATCACTTAGATTTGTTGTCAGCAACGGCATCTGTTTATGCAGGAAATGCCACGACAGGATTACTGACAAGGAATCTTACTACATAGGACTGTTCAAAGAAATAATTAGGAACAAGACCAAGTAATGATTATTATCCAAGACACGCAAGAGAAGAATCCTTTTGATTTTTCATTTTATGGCGTGGAAGTAAAAGTAAAAAGCCTTAAGACCGGCGACTACACAGTCGAAGGTTTCGAAGATGTTATTCTAATCGAAAGAAAAGCATCTGCAGATGAAATTGCTGGTAATTTCAGCAGAAAAAAAGAGGCATGGTGGCGGGAGATGGAGCGTATCTCAAAGGTGAAATACAAATACATCTTGTGTGAATTCCCAATTGACCATGTTAACGACTATCCAAAACACTCAATGGCACCAAAGCGTGACATCATCAGAACAAATGGTATGTTACTTTCCAAAAACCTAGATAGATGTATTGCAAATTATGGTGTCGAAGTAATCTTTTGTAATAATAAAGAGGCCGCAGAAGACCGTGCCTTCAACTTACTAAAAGATGTATATGACAATCATAAGAAAGGTTGGTATTAATGGCATTTGATATGGAACAACTCTACCAGAAGCATCCAGAGCTGAGATATGCTTGGTTGAACGTAGATGTCAAGCCAGATGAGTTATTTAATCCGCTCATTAATATTCCAAATGAGTTCCAAGAGCCTGAGTTGATGCCACTGTATATTAGTTGGTTATTAACTAGACCAGAATATATTTCATTTGTGTGTAGTGAAATTCTCAAGGTAAACTTGCTGCCAATGCAGGCACTTTTCTACAAAGAGATTTGGGACAAAAAATTCCCAATGCTTATTGCTACTCGTGGTTATGGTAAGAGTTTCGGGTTAGCCGTATATGCTCTTTTACGTGCCCTACTTTTACCGGGACGTAAGATTGCTATTTGTGGTGCTGCTTATCGTCAATCTAAGGTTCTGTTTGGATACATGGAACAGATTTATAATAATTCTCCTTTGCTGAGAGATATTGTTAATAGTTATCCCGGTACTCGTAATGGACCTTTCCGTGGTACTGACATCTGTGGTTTTCGTATTGGCGAAAGTGTTATTAACTGCTTCCCACTCGGTGATGGTGAAAAGATTCGTGGTCAACGTGCCCACGACGTTATTGCCGACGAGTTCGGTGCTATCAACAGAGAAATTTTCGAAACAGTTATTGCTGGTTTCGCTATCGTATCTTCTAACCCACTTGGTAATGTAAAACGTGAAGCTGCTATTGCTATGGCAAAAGAACGCAATATCATTTTACCTGCTGAAATTCACACGGTTGATGAATTCGAAATATCAAACCAAATCATCATTTCTGGTACAGCTTATTATACTATCAACCACTTTGCTGAATACTGGCGTATGTGGAAAGCACGTATTCTTTCTCGCGGAGATATGGGGAAATACTATAAGTATCTTGGAAAAGATGTTGATTCAATTGATATCGAAGACAAAGATAATGATGCTAGTACAGACTATAAAGATTACTGCATTTTCCGTATTCCTTATGAAAAAGTTCCTAAAGGTTTCATGGATGAAGGCCAAAGAAACCGTGCTAAGGCAACAATCGATAGAGGTACTTACGAAATGGAATATGGTGCCGTATTCTCGAAAGACTCTAATGGATTCTTTAAATATACAGCAATCGAATCTGCTACTACAGCACCAGAAAAGACATTTTATAGCTGGCTTCCAAATGGTGGATTCAGCCACTTCTCTGCTGTAAAACGAGGTAGACCCGGACTGAAATATGTTATGGGTGTTGACCCAGCTTCTGAGGTTGACAGATTTTCTATTGTTGTTCTTGAGATTCATCCAGAACATAAGCGTGTTGTATACGGATGGAGTACAAATAAGTCAGAACATAGGGAGCGTATCGCTTCTGGACAATTAGATGAACATAACTATTATGCTTGGTGTGCTAAAAAGATTCGTGAGCTAACAAAAGCATTCTCTATTGAACGTATTGCCATCGACGCTGGTGGTGGTGGTATTGCAATCGAAGAAGCGTTACGAGACATGGATAAGATTGACATCGAAGCTGGAGAAAAACCTTTCTGGCCAATTGTAGATGATGACAAAGAAAAAGACTCTGACTGGTATGAAGGTCCTAAAATTTTGGACATGATTAACTTCGCCAACTACAAATGGTTGACTGAAGCGAATCATGGTTTAAAAAAGGATATCACTGAGAAGAGTCTATTATTCCCATACTATGATACAAGTATTTTAGTTACTGACGGTGGAATGTCAATGGAAGATGTTCCAAATTATGATACTTTAGAAGATATTTTTGACGAGATTGAAGAATTAAAAGATGAGTTAATCAGTATCGTTGTTACTATCACGCCTAGTGGTAGAGAAAGCTGGGATACCCCAGATATCAAACAGGCAAATGGTAAAAAAGGAAAAGCTAAGAAAGACCGTTATTCTGCTTTATTACTTGCTAACATGGCAGCACGTGCAATTACTCCAGTTCCTTTTACTGGAATGGAAAGAAGCACTGCTGGTGACTTTGCCAGTATTGTAAAAAGTAAATATAGCGAAGACGTTGGGTATAAAACCGCACCTGAGTGGATGAAGCGGGACATGGACAAGAGTATTTTAGACGCCTATGGCTCGATTTAAAGGTTAAGAATGGAAAATATTAGACCAAGACCAAAACAAAAAGACAATCAATCACCTGAAGCTGCATACATTGCATTTGGTGCTGCAGATGGTACTTCAGATGCATCAGCAATGAGTAGGTATGCTAGTGAGATTCCAGAGTTCTCTGCTGTTGCTAGAAGTAACGCAGATTATATTGGTGTAGATAGTAGTCGGACAAGTATGAAGAGTGCTTACCAGAGAGGCGACTATGAATACGTACGTCCAAATGAAGCTACACCTTGGAAGAGTAAAGATATCATTCGTCGTTCTATGGATATCTGTGAAGATAACGGTAGAATCAAAGAAATTTTCTCCTTGATGGCAGACTTCTCATGTCAAGGTATTGACTTAGAACATCCTGTACCAGCAACTGATAGATTATACAAAAGTTGGTTTAAAAAGGTAAGTGGTAACAAGGTATCTGAGAGACTATGTTATTACCTAATGAGTCAAGCCAATGTTCCTATCTGGCGAAAATGGGGAAAGCAAAAAATCTCTGATATTCGTGCATGGAAAAAAGTTCACAATGCGACTGCTGCTGCTGCGAAAGAGGTAGACGGTGTAAAGATTCAGAAGAATCGTATCCCAGTAAAATACCGCTTCCTGAACATCCTGACTATCGAACCTGAATATGGTGACGATAACCCATTATATGGTATGGATGATAAAGAGCAATACTATCTAAAAATCACAAAGAGTGTGCAAGACTCATTGTACAGTCCAACTGATAGAACAGGTATGCCAAATCCTATTAATAGACTTGGTATTGTTCCCGGTACAGAGACTCGTAAGCTATTACCAAAAGAGAATCTTACTGTATTATTCTATAAAAAGGACGATTGGAAGCCTTGGGCAACTCCAGTTTTACGTTCTATCTTTAAGAATATTGCAATGCTAGATAAGCTGCAATTAGCTGACATGTCTGCTTTGGATGGTATCATTTCTAGTGTCCGTTTATGGAAACTAGGTAGTCTTGAACATAAGGTTGCCCCTAATGCTGCTATGATTAACAAGCTGCGTAATGTACTTGCGTCTGGATGTGGTGGGGGTACTCTAGACTTAATTTGGGGTCCAGACATCGAGTTTATCGAGAGTGATAGTAATGCATACCGATTCTTAGGTCCTGAAAAGTATCAATCAACTCTAGATGCAATTTATAGTGGGCTTGGTGTTCCGCCAGCTTTACGTGGTGTTAGCGGTGAAGGTTTGGGAAATAACTTCATCTCTCTGCAGACTTTTATTGAGCGTCTTCAATATATCAGAAGTATTTTAATCGATTTCTGGACGAACGAATTACGTATTGTTCAAGCTGCACTTGGGCTTCCAAGTCTACCAACAATCAAGTTCGATAAAATGGTACTCGGTGATGAGACAGCAGAGAAACAATTATTACTTGCTCTCGTTGACCGTGGAATTATTAGTGATGAAGCGATGCAAAGATATTGCGGATTCACTCCTTCAATCGAAGATGCTAGAACACAGCGTGAAACAAAAATGCGTGACAAAGGAAAGAAGACTGATAAAGCTAGTCCATTCCATAATCCTCAAACTAGTCATGAGCTAAAGAAAATCTTTGCTCAACAAGGAGAGGTTACACCTTCTGAAGTTGGTCTTGAACTAGAAGAGCGTAAAGAAGGCGAAAAGACTAAAATGGAAACGATGACTGAAACTCAGCTTAAGTTGGCAAAAGAAAAGGGTGGGTCTGGCTCACAGAACCTAAATAACGCACGCAAACCTACTGGTGAGAATAATGGAAGACCTAAGAATTCCAAAGATACTCAAAAGAGGAAACAGCGTAAGGTTAGTCCTCAGACTTCTGCTTTCATCAATGCATACGCTTGGGCAAGTACTGCTCAACAGATTATTTCAGATACAGTAGTTCCTAAGTTCTTAGCTATGAAGAACAAGAAAAACGTACGTAGTTTATCAGCAGATGATAAGGCAGAATGTGAGATGTTGAAGCACGCCATCCTTTTTGCTTTGCCAGCATTTGCGGAAGTTAACCCAGATAAGGTGTATAATCTATTAGATAGTGGAGTTACTTTAGAGCCTGAGATTAGTGATGCTATTACAGAGTGTGTCGCTGATATCCACGCTACAACAGGAAAACCTGCTACTGTAGACGATGTTAGAGACATTTGTGCAATCATTTATTCAATCGAACAGGAGTAAAAATGGCAATCGTAAATATTACATTTGATAGTGTAACTAAGGAGTGCAAAGTGGCAATTGATGGTTCTGAACTGTCAGATGTCCGCTCTGTCTCAATTTATAAAGGTGAAGAAGAAGGCGAAAGAAAGCCTGAAATACATATTGGTATTGAGCGTGAAGATGTAGATGGATTTGAAATTTACACTAGTTTACACGCTGATAATAAGTCTGCCACAGACTACGCGTCTGCAGATAAAACATTAGTTGAGTCAAAGTCTTATGTACCAAATGGTGTGCAAGAGGGTCTATCTCAGCTATTTAAGTAAATCAAATGTCCACCATTATATATTATATATAAAAAACGGTGTATAATCATATGAGGGAACAATGAAAATATTTAAAAGCGAAGTAAAAGACGGTCTTGCAGAAGAAATTCAAGCTAAAGCATCAATCGCTTTTGCCTCAACAGCAATTATTGTCGAAGACCTTTTTGCTGATACTATTCGTAGTTACGCAAGTGACGATTTAATCTCTAACATTTGCGAGCAAAAAGATTTAGCTCCCATCAAATCTGTTTTAGTTTCCACTGGTTGGAACGAAAATACAGACATTTTCACTAAGTACGAAGCGTGGGCTGCTCGAAACACCCCGTGTAACAAACAGGTGAATCTTAATCATTCTGACAAACTTATTGGGCACATGGTAGCCAGCTCTGTTTATGATTTCGATAGAAATCTTATTCCAGATGACACTGACTTCGAAAATGTCCCTGATAATTTTGACATTATTACCGCAGCAGTGCTTTATAAGAAGCACCCCAATGAACAACTGCGAAAAGCAGTAGCTGAGCTGATTCCTAAAATTGCGAATGGTGAAGCATATGTGTCAATGGAATGTTTCTTTAATGACTTTGATTATGGGCTTCGAAATTCAGACGGTGATAGCCGTATTGTTGCTCGTAACGAAGACACAGCTTGGTTGACTAAGCACTTACGTCAATTTGGTGGTAGCGGAGAATACAATGGTTACACGCTTGGTCGTGTTATCAAAAACCTTTCATTTAGTGGTAAGGGTATTGTAGACAATCCAGCTAACAAGAGAAGCATTATTTTTTCAAATATGCAAACTTTTTCAAACGCAACTGTTGTAGAAAATACTGATTTTATAAGTGCGGAAAACACACAAACAGAAGAGGAATTAAACATGCCAGATACAGTATCAATTGAAGTACACGAGGCTCTTAAAGCAGAATTATCTAAGTTCCAAAAAGAACGTGATGAGCACGTTAAAGCAGAACTTGCTGCACATGTCAAGACAATTGCTGAGCTTAATGACAAAATTAAGTCAATGGAGTCTGAACTATCTTCTGCTCAAGCTGAGCTGGAAACAGCCAAAAATGAGTACGAGGAAAGTGCACAAGCTGTAAAGAAAGAATTCGTTGCTAAGGTTGAAGAGCTAGAAGAAGCAAACAAGAAACTAGAAACAATCGAAGCTAAGGCTATGCGTGTTGAGCGTATTGGTAAGCTGATTAGTGTTGGCGAAAGCGAAGACAGTGCTGCAGAGATTGCAGACGAGTGGGTTGGTGCCAGCGACGAGCAATTTGATAAAATTGTTAAGATGCATGGTGACATCAATGAGTCACAAGCCAAACTTGCAGCAGCATCTGCTGAAGAATCAGATGAAGAAGAGGCAAGTGCTGGTTTAAATGTTGAGGAAGAGAATGAAGCAGACCCCGTTGTAGATGACGAGGCTGCTGATGAGCAAACTGTTGCGTTTGCTGCTGACTTCCTATCTCAACTAATGAGTAAATAATAGTAAGTTCATCTTAACACAAAAACAGGAGATATATTTATGGCTTTAAAAGCTGGTAGAAATCAACAAGACTTTGTACACGGGTTTTTCTCTGCTACTGTTATGGAACGTGGTGGTATTGTATCTGTGACAACAGCAGGTTCTGGGGAATCATTAGATGACTCAACTGCCGTTGCTGGTTACGCTGCTGACCCTTCAGGTGGTACTCCACTTGGTTTCCTAATGGGAGACACAGCAAACGACGACCTTACACGGGTTCACGAGAACTGGTATCAGCAGGTAACACAAGTTGGTGTTCCTGTAACTATCTGTAACCGTGGATGGGTAGTAACTGACATGGTACATCCTGACGTGACTGTATCTGCACCAGAAACTGCTTATGTGGGAGTATCAGGTCTATTAACTAACGTAAACAACGGCGGTAATATTGCGGTTGGTAAGTTCCTAAGTAATGCCGACGAAGACGGGTACGTAAAAGTATCTATTAACCTACCGTAATAATTAAAGGAGAAAATATTAACATGACTGATTCAGTACAAGAAGCAAAGGCTAAAAAGGAATTTATGAGCCTGTTCCAAAGAACAGGGCACGTAAAGAGAGAAGTTGCTATTGAAGCACAAGACCTTTTTGCTAAAGCTGTTCAAGGACAGATTCGTAAAGCTATCTTGGACGGTGATAATACTCAAGGTATCTTCACTGTTGAAGACCGTGGGGAATTCGGTGACCCTGAGTACCCTGTTGACCTTCTTGCTCCCGGTGAGGAAGACCAGTACGTAGCGTACGTTGGTGTTCCCGGTGGGCGTATCCCTGAGCGATACATTGAAGCTGACTACGTGAAGATTAGTTCATTCCAGATTCAATCATCTATCGACATGCTGATGCGTACAGCTAGAAATCCTAACTTAAACGCATTGACTCGTGCTCTGCAAATTCTTCAAGGTGGTTTTCAAAAGAAAATCAACATGAACTCTTGGCAGACTCTGTTGCTTGCTGGTGCAGACCGTAACTTAGTTGCTTACGACGCTGACGCTGTTGCTGGACAACTGACTAAGCGTGTAGTTTCTATCGCCAAGGTGCTTATGCAGCGTAACGGTGGTGGTAACACATTTAGTGAAGACCAAAGAATGTTAACTGACATCTTCCTAAGTGTTGAAGGTGTAGAAGACGTTCGTAACTGGGGTCTTGACCAAATCGACGATATTTCTCGTCACCAAATCTTCATCGCACAGGACAATAGTTCTACTCTAACAAGAGTGTTTGGTGTAAACCTTCACCCAATGGTAGAGTTCGGTAATGGACAACCTTACCAAGACTATTTTGTCAACAAACTGGGTGGTGATATGTCTGACGACGTTGAGTTGTTCGTTGGTATCGATATGAACCACAAACTTGACTTCGTAAACCCTGTAACACAGGACGTAGAGATTTTCTCTGACCCTGAGTTCCACAGACGTCAGGCTATCTCTTACTACGGTTGGTATTCTTCAGGATACGGTGTTCTGGATAACAGAAGCATCCTTCTGGGAACCTTCTAAGAGTAAGTTCAAATAACAAAAAATTAAAGGAGTAGCGGCTTATGCGGCTGCTCCTTTTTTCATGTATAAAGGGTAATTAATGACACTGGAAATAGCACTACAGGACGGAATATTTTCTGGTCTAACAGATGCAGAATGCGTAGCTAAACTAGACGAGACTACAGAGATAGCTAGAGATACCACTCCTTATACATGGAGTAGTATCAATCTCAAACTATTGGAAAAAGGTGTAGACGCTGGAATAGTAGGAACTTGGGACTCTGCTATTCCGAATCTAACTGGTGGTACAATGCTTGATAGAATGCTTGGAAACACAGGTGTAGATTTTACTATCGAAGCTGTTAGAATAATGGTACAGGCGGCTATTCAGTCAAATCAGGACGCTAATATAGAAACTGTACTAAATATGCTACTTGAAATTGGTATTACTACTGGTAAAAGATATTTAACATTTGGCCTTGAATCCCTTCCTACAGAACAAGAAGTGAATTTAGCAAGACAAAAAAACGCCAATGAGAGAGCTGGAATAGCATTAATCAATGAGTGTATAAATCCATTGATTAGTCAAAAGGCATCATTAAGCGATATTAAATCTGCTGTAGCAGCATGGAGTGAATAATGGCAGGTGTTACAGATTGGTATATAGACCCATTAGACGGTGATGATACTAATACAGGAACATCAGAGGCAGACGCTTGGAAAACATTTGGTGGGGTAGTAGATTCATGGTATGATGGTGATTGGAGTCAAAGTTCCAGTGGTTTTAATACTGATAGAATTAATATAAAATCTAGCACCACAATGACTTTGACTGAGAACAATCGTATTCTTAATGAAATGGTATCTAATAGTAACTATCCATTAATACTTAGAGGGTACGACACAACGCCGGGAGATTCTGGGAGAGCGGTTATAGATTGTAATGGGTATAGATTTGCTAGTGATGCAATGAGTTACTATTCTATAGAAAATATAGAATTAACTTCATCAAGTAATATTAACGCGGCTGTTAAATTAGGTCTGAACTGTAGGGTATTAAATTGTGTTTTTCATGATTTTAACATATCTAGCACTTATTCTATAATTGTATCTTCTCGTTCTAAAAACTCAATAATAAACTGTCAATTCTATGACTGTGCCGGGTATTGCATCAAAGCAACTGCTCCTATTGTGATATCTAGCTGCTATTTTGAAAACTCAGGAACGAAAACTATAAATAGATGTATCTTTTTTAACACTTCATATGATTCTTACGACCATATAATCTCAGATAACATAGCTTACCTTGATAGTTCTTCAGATTTTGTAGTCGCTGTAACAAATAATTACGCCGCACTGAAAATAACCGGAAACACAGTTATTACTAGTGGTAGCTCATCATATGCTGCGTATTTTTATCGTGGTGGAGCATGTATAATTGCAGATAACATATTTGAAGGATTCGATAATGCTATTTATCATATAGGCGTCAGTAATGAAACTGCTGGTATGGTCGCTAATAATTATTTTTATGACAATACTACAGATATTTACAATTCAGATTACTATATGACTGTTGAGAATAATTATTCAGAAGGTTCATCTGGTATTACAAAATCTGGTTCTGTATCATACGATAACAGACTTACATATTTTCAACCAACTGGCAATGCTTTAGGCAATTCTGTCAGTGGAAATAAATCAATAGGGGCAGTCCAACTCGTATCATCAGGTGGTGGTGGAGGTGGACTTATTAAGACATCTGGAATGTCTGGAGGTTTTTCAGCATAATGCTATTTTTTAGAGCTGGACAGACAAGTCAGTCTATAATTATCTGCCTACAAGATTCTAGTGCCACTGATGGCTCTGGGCTTACAGGTTTAGCTTACAATACAAGTGGACTGACTGTATATTACAAAAAAGGTGCCACAGGTGCACTTACTCAGATAACACTCGCTTCGTTAGCATCTGACGAGGCGTCTTGGACGAGTGGAGGTTTTGTAGAAGTTGATGCTACAAATGCTCCGGGGTGGTATAGATTAGACCTACCAAACGCAGCAGTATCTACTGAAGAGTACATCTCTATAATTTTAAAAGGGGCATCTAATTTAGCTGAGACTTCTTTTAGAGTTGAGTGCAGATTATTTCCTAGTGACCTTAGAAATATTCAAGGGGATAGCACATCTACTACAGATTTCAAGGTTATTGTTGATACAGACTTTGCAGCCAGAACATTGCCTTCAGGAGACTATTTTAATTGGGAAGAAGATGCTGACTTTTCTTCTGTTGAAACATATATCGATGGACGCACATTGCCATCTGGAGATTATTTCAACTCAGGTGAAGATTCAGTAGATGTAGATTCTATTCTAGGAACCGCGTTGACAGAATCGAACGGTGGTGACTTTTCTAATAATATATCTCAATTCTTCGATGTTAATCCTACAACTTCTAATACTGTAGATGATATCGGTGGAGGGTCTAGCCCAAGTGCTGCTGACATAGCAGATGCTGTTTGGGATGAGAATATCAATGAGCATCTAAATGTTAATAGTACTGGAGAATCACTAAGATACGCAAATCCAGTAATAGCTAGTGGCGAAGCTACAGATAATCTGATTAGTTATTCATTTTATAGTAATTTGAATGGATATGGCGATTATTATTTTCAAGATGCTATTCTATCTTTTATATCTGGTAATCTAAATGGACAATCTAGGGTAGCTACAGGATATACTGGTTCAACTGGACGTTTTGTGTTTGACGAGCCTTTTATAGACGCACCATCTAGCGGAGACGCATTTGTCGTGTTAAGAAGTCATAGTCATTCTACAACTCAAATTGCTAGTGAAGTATGGGATTTGTCTACTCTAGCACATACTTTTCCCGGAACATTTGGTGAATTATTAGATAATATACCAAATACTTCTGATTTTGAAAACAGAACACTACCAAGTGGAGATTATTTTCAATGGGTAGATGCAGATTTTACAGATTTAGAGTCTTACATAGAAGGCAGAACGCTTCCATCTGGTGATTATAATACTGGTGGAGGCGGTGGTGATGCGACACTAGCAAATCAAGAGTTAATGTTAACATATATGTCGAACGCCAGTGGTGAGCTTCAATCTATAGTCGAAGATACTAACGAGTTACAAACAAATCAAAGCAACTGGGTAACTGTTGATATATCTAGCCTTGCTACGACAGCACAGCTTAATTCTAGAACTTTACCGTCTGGTGACTATTTCAATTGGAGTGAAGACTCAGATTTTACAACTTTAGAATCATACATCGATGGTCGCACATTACCATCTGGTGATTATTTTAATCCAACAGAAGATACTGTTGCACATGTTGAATTAGTTGATACAACTACAACGAA